CCTCTAAGGGCATCTGGGTTGTCAGCACCGAATATTTGTAAACGTGAACCATTCCATAGGTCTACCTTTAATTCGGTCTCGTGTCTACTCCCCCCAAGTTTCATTAAGGGTTGCGTGTATTCTTTTAAATAGTCAAAAGCCACGTTCTTACCTTGTCGGTAAGTGGGTGCAATGTATGCCAAGCGTTGATTTGGTTTATGTAACGCTGTTTTTATAAGGTGGTTTATTGCAAAAACTGTTTTACCAAACCTACGATGACAACATATAACATTAAAGCGTTTTAATTTATTGTGGAGTTCTTTTTGTAAGGGTCGTGGTTTGTAAGGTATTTCAATCTTCAAACTATTCCTTCCATTTAACTTCTATTTCTACTGGCTCGTCTTTATCACCTTGTAGTTTTTGGTCTATTGAGGATAGTCTAGGGTGTATAAAAGGTGCAGCTTTCTCGGCAGCCCACATTTTCTTTTCAGGCGATGTTTTTTTGTCGTTTAAAATGTTTAGCATATACTGTAGGGGGGTTTTAGCACCCTTACGTAACATTTTTTCTAATCTTTCGTGCTTAGTTCCTGCGGTGACACCTCTTGGTCTACCTGCTCCTGCTCTTTTTCCTCCTCT